TTATTTTTCTTCCTCCATTTTGATGAAGCCATTCTTAACTTCCAACCGATAAATACGTTTATCGTGTTTGTCCATTTCCTCGTCTAATTCCCCGATTGCCTTAACATTGACATCAGCAATTTCATGTAGATCATCACTATCACGCCGTATGTCCTCGATAAGCTGTTTTAAGCTATCAAGTGTTTCAACTAGCGGCTTCTGGTTTTCTGATGTTTTCTGCAAAATACGCTCTTGAAATGCGTTCTGTTCTGCATTTTTTTCATCATCTTCTTTTTTTCGCCGTTTTTCCAATGGATTAAGTACAAAGTATTTAATAGCTGTGAAAATCGTGAGGATATAGCCTGCGTTTACTGCTATGCGTTCAATTACATATTGCCAATCCATTTACACGCTCCTTTCAAATAAAAATAAAAGCGCCCAACTTAATGAGCGCTAATTTGTTTATTATCCAACTGATCCATTTAGTGACACGTTAACAGCATTGGCTACCGACTGTTTGATATATACGATGTCGCCTGATTCTAATACAATGTTAAAAGGTAATACCTCATTAGTTCCCGCTGCGACTTCATATTCAAAAAGAATATCCACACCATTTAAAGTCATTGTGATTTTAGATGGCTCTGTTGAAGTATTTGTGAAAGTTGCTGATGTCAACATGCCAGTTTGGTGTTGGAGTGTAAAAGCTTGTAATTTATCCGTTTGAGGTGTGTCAAAGTAAAAACGTTTTGCTGATTGGTTGTAAAATGTTGTCATTGTGTATTTCTCCTTTATTTAAAAACTTGAGTGACGTTGAAATTTAGTAGTAAATTATACGTTTTTTTGTTTTTATCACGCTCCTTTCGGAGGGAACGAGGTTAATTGAATAACACCACCCTTATTATGAAATATTAAAGTACGCCAACCGGTAGATTTTTGGCTGTTATCTCAACCCATACTGAATTATAAGGTGAACTGGCCGTTGAAGAACGTACACAACGCCAAACCTTAGTATTGCCGTCTATGACTGGTGTTGTTGAAATTGCAACATCACCGGGTATTCCTCGTAGATAAGGGCTAATGGTAGGATCTATTTTCGTATATATCAATCTGTTGCCGATAAAAGTTTGATAGTACGAACTCTCAGATGAATTAGCAATATTCTGTCCATATATTCTTGAATTTTCGTCTGTTAAAACTGTGTTTAAGTGTCGTATAATAGCACCGGCTGACTCAATCTCTAAATATTTAATTGATTTATTAATTAAGATAGGATTGTCGATTACAATTTCATTACCCACATTATACTGATTGGAAATATGATAAAGTGCGGTGTTATAACAAGCATATCGGTTGTTTCTTGTATGTAAATTTTTGATTTGCGAGTGTATGCCCAACGAAAGCGTATCATCAAAGTGGCAATTTTCAATTATTACTGTTGTAACCGCGCTATATCTTGTATAAATACCAGTGGTAGGTACTTCTTTATAATTATCTCCTAAATAACCGAAGTGACAATCATCAAAAGTGGCAGTCCAAGACTTTCCAACAACACCTTTTGGGTCGTCCATCATGTAACTGTATATGTATAATGCCCTATCTTCTAAATTGCTGTTTTCTCTTGGCCTAGCTAAAAATTGGCAGTTCTTAAATTTAGCAGCACCACTTAGTAATAATCTATTATTGTTTGTTGTACTATTTTTTGAAACGAATCTGGAATTCGTAACGTTTAAAATACTGTTAAAACCAACACCTAAGTAACTAGTACCTCTATCTTTTGAAAGGATAACATTGTTAATATTACCATAACTGTCATTGGGTATTTCAAAATCAAAATCGGTGTCAATCGTTATATTGTTAAAATTCAATTCAACAGCGCGTGTACCACCGTATCCATTAGCGTCGACTTCAACATCAATGCCGTCAGGTAAAAGATTAGAAGATGATGAGAAATTATTTACATTAACTCTAGTATAACCACCAGTGATAACTAAACCACCTCTAAAACAATCATAAGACGAGCAATTATTTATTTGAGCGTCGACGTTCGTCCATAGGTGTATTCCATCACTCACATTATCAACAAAGTGGCAGTTATCTAATCTAATTTTAACTCTACCCTTTTTAGCAGTGTCTGCCCACGCTATTAGTAAACTAGCTTGTTCTTGCGCAAAAGATGGTGTGTCCCACATATCCCAACAACTTCCATCGAAAGTCAAATCACTGATATGTGTCATATCACTATCTACATCACCAGAATAGTCTTTCACTTCCGCAAGCCGCGTCCATTTCATTTCCCCAGTTGTCATGTTGTAAGGTGGTGCTGATAGATTAGGTTTTTTGAGGGTAGCGCCATTACCAATTAAAGTTAAACCAGTAGGAATATTAAGCATTCTGACATAATAAACACCACCATTTAATACTAATGGTTTTTTTACCGAATGAGCATAGTTCATAGCCCTTTGAAATCTTTCACTATCATCAATATCTGTTGGTCTTTTTTTGAACAATCCCATGTGGATTACATTTTGTTCAAATTTATTTAATCTATCATTCAAAGTGGCTTCACCGTTTCTAGCTGCTATGATTTCTGGCGCACTAACGACATCCTTATCCGTCATTTCTTGCTGAACCGAATTAAATTGAGCTTCAACGGTATCTTGTCGTCCTTTGGTTTCGTTTGAGATATCAACCGCTTCGTTAGCAATCAAACCTGCTATTTCTGCATTTCTAGCCTGTGCTTCACGAACTTCTTGACCATAAGTTTTAGTACGAACATCATCAGCGTGTTTACGGATAAGCGCTGGTACTTTCGATTGGTCATACTCAATTGGTCCTAAACCACTTGTATCCCTATCTCTATTTATATTGTTCCGATCCAAATGATATCGACTCCTTTTTTTGTATTAAAAAAGACACCCATGTAGTATTAGGTGTCCAATAGGTCATTTATTTTTTTACCCTTGCATGAAATCAGCATATATAATTCCATTCTGAATGTTTTCTAAATCTATCTCTATCGCTCTCCATACTTGTTTAGTGGTTTCTCCATCCAGATTATTCAAAGTCGTGGCAATGTCTTCCGCTTCTTCCTTGGTATCAGCTTTTACGATTGCACAACAGTACATGTCATAACCGCTATTTTCTCTGTTTGGAATAACTTTCCATAACATATAATCAACTCCTTTATTATATTAAACCGGTCTTGGTAGACTTGTTGTGTTGTCTCCTGTAATACCTAAATAAGCTTGTGGGTTAATAGTGTTACCACCACTGTGGAACACACCGTCAGGGCTTAACTCGTAATGCAAGTGAATTGCATAATCTCCACCAGTATTACCCATAGTACCTATTCGTTGACCAGCCTTAACGGTTTGACCAACACTTACAGATATGCTAGCCAAATGCATGTAATTAGACCAATAATCATCCGCTGTGTGTTCAATGTATATGGCGTTACCGATACCGCCAGACATAAATTCTGACTTACGTACAATACCATCAGTAGTAGCGTATATGCCATAGCCAGCGTTACCATTAGAACCAATATCCCAACCGCTATGTAAACTACCCCACCGTGGACCATATGACATGTCTGGCTGTGTAGCTCTAGTCCAGAAGTTGATTCCGGGTAGATTGTAATCAACTGGGAACACACGATTGTTAGCATATCCGCTGCTATCTGTTCCGCCACCTCCGCCACCGCCACTAGGTGGTGTTTGGTTAGCGACTAGGTCATTTACGACACCTACCAATTCGTTGTATCGCTCAATAAAACCATCTCGCCATTCGACAATCGCATCAATACGTTCTTTGTTGGTATTGATGTTGTTGGCATTTATCACAATGTTATCCTTGTTCGTTTTAATAGACTTATCTTGTCTATCTTGATAGATTTCAATGTCATCGAATTTACGTTCGTTTTGTCTATGCCGATAATCAGCAAGTCTTGCTCTGTCGTTTTGAAACTCGCTTAAATCTGTATACTTATCGCCAATTGTAACGTTTGATAACTGTGGCTCGTTAATATCAATGTTGATTTTAACCACACGCAATATTTCATTTTTGATTTGTAAAATGTCATCAGTCAAGACATAGCCATTACCAAGTTTAAAACCCTCAATGTCTAGCCCATTTAAGGATAAGTCCAATGCACTTACTGTGTACTGGTCTTTACTAAATTTCTGATTATCTAAATCTTCTTGTGCTAGTCTTTTCAGTTCTGCTGGGTCATCTACGTCATCATAGACTAACCATTTCATTAAACTACCAAAAGTGGTACGTCCTGAATCGTAAAGATACTCACTACCATTGTTCACTTCTTTTATTGTCAAACGGTTTAAAGTGTCGCCAATCTTAGCACCCAAAGGAACGTAAATTGTGCCGTAATCGCTAAAATCACTCGATTTCTCGTCTTTAAGCAAATTGTGTCCAGTATGAATTGGTGTAGCTGATATATGCCCGATATTATCTAACCAATCAAGGTATAAGTTTTCACCTTCACGTCTTAACTGCAATTCACCGCCATTATCACCAATCAAACGATTGACGATAATTTCAAAAGCGGAGTCTTCAGGAAACCACTCGAATGTTAGTTGGCGGTTAATTTGGCTGTAAGTTAAATTACCAGCTTGAATGACCTTTTCTTCGTCTGATTGAATCAAACGGTTGTAAACATCCAAGAAATATAAAAGGTGTTCTTTTAATGTTTTCTTCGCTCGCCCATTACCGATACCCACATCATGAAAGAAACCAAGTAGACCTTCGCACACAAACTCAAAGTAAGGCGCGCCGTTTTGGTCAGTACCTTTTGAAATATTAAAAATCCGACCCTCGAAGTCGTATTCTTGTGTTTTGGTATTGTATACCCTTATGTAGTCCTTGATTGGCATGATTTGTTCTGCCACACCTTGGTCATACATTTTAAAGGTGAAATTATCCACTTTGTTTATTTCTTTTGCAATTGTACCTTCGATTTTAAGTCCATCAGTGTAAGGGTCGTGTAGAACTATACCTTTATCTTGAAAACTTGTATGCCAAGTGCCTCGATACATCTACAACAACTCCTTCCTAAACTTGAAATCTACCTTGTAAGTACCATTTTGACCGTATAACCGAATCTTGTTTTCACCAGGATGCAATTTGAAACTAGATGAATTGGTCGGTTGGTTTAAAATGTTAAAATACTTGCCGTTATTATCGACTGCGGTCAACGCCTTACCAGTTTGAATAACTACTTCTGGTGCGACTGCATTCGTTCCAGCGTTGACAATTGTTAAATCATAATAACTGTTGTGCGCTTCAACAATATCTTGTTCTAATACCCAGTTGTTGATGCCCACAAGTTTGTACTCCCTAAGTGATGCCGATTTCTTTTCGATATTTCTAACTTGTGATACTTGATAAGTCTGACCCATTAAAATTGGCGAAATGTCAGCACCGCTCGAGAAATCAGTCGCCCAATCACCAATATGCACCCATTTACCAACTGCAACTGGTTTGAAGCTATTCCATGAGATTTTGAACTCGTGGGTTGTGTTTTGAGATACGTCAAAGTCAAAGTTGAATGTATCCCAAATATCATTGCCTTCAAATTCGTTCCCAATCTTAAATGGATAAGCAATGAATGAAATTGTTAATTCGCCATTTGCACCAATTTGCTTAAAGCTGGTGCCATTGACTACTTCTGCTAGAAAGTGGAATGTAGGGAATACATCATCTACTAGCCACGTTTGACCGACACCTTGCATCAGCCAGTTAGTCAGTCGCATTTCATAAATGTTTACTGTGTTCGGATCGTTAAAATTGATGTCAGCCACATTCAAAACGTATTTGATTACTCTTTGCCCATGCGTTTGGAAACCGTATAAAGCACTAAAATCAATTACATTGTTTGAGTGTGGAACTGTGTAAGTGATTTTCTTTTTATCTGGATAACCAATCTCTCGACTTTTAAGCGTGAAACCCCAGTCATAAAAGGTGTGCTTGCCGTTAAAGCTAAACCCTGAATCATATCTAACCATTAAAGCGCAAGCCCCCTCGCTCTATATCTTTGCCATTGACCACCAAGCTCTTGATGGTGACCTTCTGTTGTCTGTGCCACTACTTTTCCGTCCATTTCCAAAATAGAATTCACATAAATGGCATTCTCACTTAGACCGCTATCTAAAGCGGCATTTGAGTTAATATCCCATGTTCCGCTTGGTGTGTTTAAGTTCATTCCATTCACACCAGCTACTTCATTTTGAATTTCGCCAGCTACACCAGAGATGTTAGATTTAACAGTTTCGAAGTTGTCCATTAAGCTATCGTTAAAACCTTGCATGATAGCTTTACCTGCTGGAATCAATAGCTTACGGTCATAACTGATTGGCCCTTTATGTTCTTTTATCCAGTCTGCCATACCACTTACGAAGTTTTTAACACCTTCCCACGCACGTTTTAAACCACCTAGAAAACTATTCATGATGGCATTACCAGCATCAGCAAGGCTTAAATTTTTAAGTGAATTGAATACATCTTTAATTGAGTTGATAATGCTAGAAATTGACGCTTTAGCATTTCTAATTGAACTAACAATGGTACTCCAAGCCGATTTCAAGGTGTTCATCAGTGTGTTACCCACACTACCTAAACCGCTGAAACCACCTTTAAGAATGTTTATAGCGCCTGTAATAATATTTCTAGCTGTTGAGATCACATTTTGAATGTTCGTCCATGCGCTTGTCATCATGCCTTTTAAACCATTGGCTGAACTACCAAAGTTTGCGAATAGACCAATTGCGACCCCTACCCATTCAGCGATAAATTGCAAAACAGGAGATACAAATTTCAATGCTTGCACCAAGAAATCAATCACTGGCGTTAGCCACTCGATTGCAACTGCTAGCATGTCAAATAGACCAGTAACAGCCATCAATGCACCTTTAAGCACACCACTTAGGAATGCACCTAGAATCTGCAATACAGGCATCAACGCTTCAGCTAGTAATGATAATATTGGTTGTAATACGTTCCATAGATTTACGAAACTATCTACGAACATTGAAATAGCTGGTCCAGCCACGCTCATAAATGTTTCAAAGCCAGCTTGTAATGCTGGTAGGATAGCTTCAACAAATGTTGCTAAACCGCTAAAGTCCAATTGTGTGAAAGCATTTGCCACCATGTCAATAAGTGGTGTAATGGTTTCCCCAATACTTCCAATTAGCGCTGGTAGTTGACCAAATACCGTTTGTGTAGCTTCAGTTAATGGCGCAATGGCTGTTGTAAATTTCTCAACAATGCCACCAACACCGCCCTCGATGCCGATACCTAACATATTCATTAGGTCAGTACCACCTTGCATTAAAGCTGGTTCTAGTGCATCTAGTGCAGTTGTAAATAGTACAGGTAAATTAGATAAGATTTCCCACACCATTGGTGCTAGGTTGTCGACTAAGAAAGTCTTACCTGTATCAATAAGAGCTTTGATTGATGGAATTAAATCTTCGCCACCCAAAGCTAGATTCCCTAATACGTTTTGTGCTGCGGACTTCATCGCTGCGAAGGACCCAGCCACGGTTTTGCTAGCTTCTTCCGCTGTTGTTCCTGTAATTCCCATTTCTTCCTGAGTAGCATGGATTGCTTCTATTAGTTGATCGAAAGGAATGTCTTTTACATTTTCTGCGGTTGCTTCAAACGCACCACCTAGAACACCAGAATCATTGACCAATCGCGCCATTTCACTAGCGGTACCGCCGTAACCAAGTGATAAGTTGTCCAACATCGTATAATTATCACGACTAAACCCACGATAAGCGTCTTGTATCATGGAAATATCAGTACCCATCTTGTTCGCGTTGTCACTCATGTCAACAATAGCCTTATCAGCGTATTCGGCAGCCTTTGCAGTATCTCCGCCTAAACCTTGTAACAATGTAGCACTAAAGCTAGTGGCTTGTTCCATATATTGGTTAGCCGACACACCCGCCGTTTCGTATGCCTTTCTGGCATTCTTAATAACAACGTCCGCATTCTCTTTAAATAATGTTTCGATACCGCCAAGCGATTGTTCTAACTTAGCGCCTTCAGCCACACCACCAGCGATTGCACCAGCTATTGCTGAGCCGATTGCAGCACCACCAGCCACTGCGACTGTTTTCAAACTGCCCATAAGTGAACTACCTAGCGAATTACCTAGCGATTTACCACTAGATTTCACTTCTCCGCCCATGGCCTGCTCGATCATACCTTTAATGCCTTTTGCGGACGGTACTATCTGCACATACGCTTTACCTAATTCTGTTGCCATATTTAACCTCCTTCCTGAATTCTTAACGCAATTTCCTTGCGCCTGTTTTCAAAGTCCTCAACAGTCGTGAACGAATCTTCTTCTGTAACCTTTTGACCAGCAGTCACTAACTTGTACATACTTTGTGGTTTATTTTGGTTTTTCTGTCCGTCTTTGGTTTTAGACCAAACGATAAAGTTTAGATTATCCAAGATACCGACTTTAACCAGCAATTCATCAATGCTAGAAATACCATTTATCCCACGCTTTACCCTAGATTCAACAGGTAGCCCTGCTGTTAAGGTAGAAACGTGGGATAGTGGGTATTGCATATAGTTATGTACGTTGTAAAACTGTGCTAAGTCACAAATTAAATCGAATTCCCATTCCTTTAATACGCCTGCGAGGAATATTAGTTTTTTAATTCTTGAGAGGCTTTAAAGATATCGGCAATTTCTTTAGACATTTCTTCCGTTGATACGAAACCATCTTCATCGCGAACATGGTCTTTTAACTTTTCAGCAGCTTCATCACCGATCAACATTTTTGTTACTTTCGTAATTAAAAGTGGGTTTTCGTCAACGTCATTCAATATTTCTAACAATTCATAATTTTTTAAGGCTCTTTCGTCAATTTCAAACTCAAAGCCAGTTGTTGTTTTCCCTTTAATCATAATTATTCACCACTTGGTTTCTGTACATACTCGATATGAGAGTTACCGTTATCGTCATTAAACGCTTGAACAGTTGTTTCGTATCCAACAGCTTCAGTATCGTTGTATACAATTTCCCCTGTTTCTGTGATTTTAGCTTGTGGAATTACAATACGTTTTAACGCGTTTTGGAATAGCATATCCACGACTAATGAAACTGGTTTCAATTCTTTTGAGTTAGCATTGATTGTGATACCTGTTTCTAAGGTTCCTGTTACGTTTCCTTCGCCATAGTAGAATTTCAGCACATCAATGTTTAATGCTTCAATTAAAGTGAATGTAAATGTGTCTGATTTTTCAGTTTGAGATGTTAATACTACATCTCCACCCCATGCTTTGAGTGATTCGCTTTCACGAGTATCAGCATTGGTTAAACCGTCCTCTGAAATGTAACCCAAGTTTTTGAAAGATGCGTCTAATGCGCCAATTGCATCAGTTGGTAGTGCAGTTCCTAAAGATGCAACGCTAATTGCCCCACCTACTTTAGGTTTACCGTATGTTACGTTTTGTGCTTTTGCCATTTTATAAATCTCCCCTTTAATAATGATAGATATCAAATACTGCTTGATATCTTTGTTGTTTTCGTTCTAAATCTGTGAAATTATAGTCAGCATTTAAACTGACTTTTGAAATCTCGTTCAATTCTTCCATGTTTCGCATGACCTTTTTCAAGTCATCATTCAATACCATTGCTTCATACTTAGATTTTCCGTAACTTTGAAGTGCCACCGTTGAATTTGGTAGCCGTTCACTTTCCCCACCGCTAGTGCGATCAATTAGCACGAATCGTCTTGGTGGGTTATCTGGATAATCAAAAAAAGACGGCGCATCTAAATGCTCGTCTAAGTATTGTTTGATAATTACTTCGATTAGCATTTAACGCACCGCCTTTAATAGTGAATTGTTTTTTGAGTTATCTTTAACCGCTGCATAAGTTTTAGTACGAACAGACGCATTTACACGAGTTTTACCAACATGCGTATCCGCTTCATAACCACTAGGTAGTCGTTTGACCGCTTCGTTGGCTTTCTCGCGAACAATACTTTCCATTTCCGCCGATTTAAGCAAGGCTTGTACACCTTTTGAATTTAATGTAAATCGCATATCACCCAAAGGCTTCCACCGTCACTTTCTTATTCCATTCAAGTGGAATCATGCTTTCGATACCCTCAATAGTCGCACCAAATGTTCGCCACCGTTTACCGAAGAACAACACTTCCGCATCTTCCCAGTTGTGTGTGTCGCCTTTTGGAATACCTAGTGTGTATACTGCGTGTTTTCCATGCAATTCTAGGTTGCTTACAATATCATCTTGTGATGTCGGTGAAACAATAACATTGTCGACTACTGTTTCGACTTCTTGTGTGATTGGCTCTCTTAATGGATCATAGCCAGTAATCGTTTTGGTAATCAAAGTAACTGGGATGCCATGTATCTTCGCCATACAGGTGCCGACCCCCAATCTTTTGACGTTTCAAGCCTAAACGCTTTAATTCGTCTTTTTTGATGAACAAACCACCACCAGGACTTAGGAACGTACCCGACCACGAATAGCCCAATGCTGATTGGCTTTCTTGTGTCATTGGCTCTTTGTCCGTCGGTGTCATTAAAGTTCGTGCTAGCACGTCTACTGTGACTGATTTCAACACATTTGCGTACGCCATGTTGTCGTTAGATTTTTGGTCTAAGTCAACGCCAGCCTTGTCAGCTTCGACACGCAAGGTATCAGATATTACAGGTAGCAGTGCAGTGGCTCGTGTGATTTCTTCATTTGTTAGCGGTCGCCATAGTTTGATAATATCGTCTGTTGTTGCAAAATTTTGCATGTTACCACCTACATTTCAAATGCTTTAGCGATTTCTTCGATAATTTCCGTTTTCTTAGTTGCTGATAATTCGATGTCATTGTCAGTTGCGTAAGATTTCAACTCATCAACCGTCATTTTAGTTAAATCAAAATCATCTGTTTCAACAGTTTCTTCTTTTGGTTTAATTTCAACTTCTGGTTTAACTTTAGGTGTTGGTTTTGTTTTTTCAACCTCACCGATTGCCACCCAATTGCCACCAGAAATTGGCGCAGTCAAATCAATGACCACGCCTGTTTTGGTGTTCTTAAATTTCATTATGCACCAGCTCCAGTGATTTTAGCGAATGAATCAGCCGATAAGATACCCCAGCCTAAGTAAGTTTCAGCACGTAAGTACACTTCGTTATGACCAGCTAAGTCACGGCCAGAGTTATCTGGGTCACCGTAAGGAATTACAGTCAACGGAATTTGTTTTGTGATACCGTATTTGAACATTGTGCGGAAGTCACCAACTACACCTTCTAGGTCAGAGTTGATAGATACGTTTTTAGATAATTCAACAGGTAATGCGCCTAATGTGCCAGGGTTACCACCGAATTTAAATTCTGGATACATTGCAACACCAACGCCGTTTTCGATTTTAGCTAATGATGATCCGAATAGAGTAGATAAAGCTGCACCAGTTACTTCACCGTCAGCGCCAACTACAGCTTGAACTGCATCTTCTAAGTTGTCATCAGCTTTCGCTGCATCAAATGTAACTGCTTGTGTAACCTTGTCAGCAAAGTTGTTAGTACCGATAATTGTTGACTTAGTACCTGTACGTGGGTTAGTACCTGAAAACGCCATGATGTCTAAACCTTTAGCTAACTTTTTAGCATAACCTTCGTTAAAGTTTTGCAAAATAGCTAATTGTTTTTCTTCTGAAGCGTACATAAATTCATCAGTCACGCGGGCACCGTATTCAACTTTTAAAGGCACAACTGTGATTGGTTCTACCTTAATACCACCGTGAGATTTTGCGCCACCTTCAGCAACGATGTCGATTTCATTTTCAAAATCGAATGTAAAGTATTCGTTACCGTTAAAGCCGATTGCATCTTGGTTAGTTAATTTAGCTAATACTGATTCGCCTTTTACCTTGTTGATTAAGTCCGTTACCGCTTGTGGGTTAAATAAAGTTTCTTGTTTTTGTACCATTTATATTACTCTCCTTTTAAACTTCTTAAAGTTTCTCGTAAGCCATTAGTTTCATCAGTAGGTGCTTCATACGTTTTTGTAGGTTGAGCTGGTTTAACTGATTTAAAAGCACTCGCTAAGTTTTCAGCCGACTGTCGAATTGTATCTTCGTCACTACCAGTGATATTGTTAAATACTGATGACGGTAGATCATACTCACGAGCGATATTAGATTTTAAATCTTTCAATTTAAATTGCTCATTATCTGCAGTTAATGAGTTAATTTGCTCGCTTGCTTTCGTGTAATCTTCTGTCAGACTGTTTACTTGCTTTTCATACTCTGAAAGTTGTGACTGTGTTTGCTCCAAGTTAGATTTTAATTCTTCATAATCTTGTGGTTTAGCAGTGTTCACTTCTTCCATGTTCTTGTCTAAAATAGCTTTTAAAATACCATCATCTTCAATACCTAATTCACGTAAGAAATCTCGTTTCATTGTTATTCCCCTTTCGCCTTTGTTACGCAGTTGGCTTCTGCACAGGTTTTGCCATTTACGCATGACTGCAAGTAAACAGTTTTATGACGTGTTTAGGTCAAAATTAAAACCACTAGCCGATTCGCTAATGGTTTAATACCTAACTTTCTGTTTAACTTTCGTCTTGCTTTCAATACAACTCCAATAAGCCAAAATCATACTGTCCATCAGTGCGATGTCATAATCTTCAAATTGGCTCTTATAACCAAAACCGCCATTACTACCGATTGGACGTTTTTCAGAGTTTGAAACAATTTGCACCAATGATGGTTGCCCTTTGTGTTTGATAGCTCGTGAGTTAACCGCACGTTCAAATGATGCGTTCGCCACAATTACTTCTCTAACTTTTGGTAGCAGCGGTTTGGGCTTAATTCTGGCCGATTTCATTTCAGCTTCAAGGATAGCTTGTCCACCGGCACCGTCAACAACTACCGCCTCAACATTCGCACGATTGATGAAATTCAATATCCACCCATTACCATTTCTTGTTGATTGGCAGTCTATTGCTTCAACGAACACATCGCCGTCATCCGTTTTAACTGCTATACTCATCGCCACATTGACACCATCGTTGCCGTACTTGATACCTACAAATAAATTGGAAGTTAATTCTGGTAATTCATCCACCAACATAGATTGCCATTCTTCTTCTGTGATTGCCGATTTAACGTTATAAGACACCCAATACCCTAACCGTTGGATATTGTGATCTAACTCATCAGCACCAAGCTCTGCTTCAATTTTACGCTCGTTTAAGTGATAGCCCATTGACGGGTTAGTCATATACCATGCGTCTACGTCATGAATATCGTGCAATTCAGGAACAGACCATTCCGCCCATCCCGAATACTTGTTACCACCGTCTAGTGTAGTTTGGCGGTAGTCAGTAAACACCGTACCTGATGATAGTGGCGTTGGTGGTGTTCCACACATGATGGTTTGTGGGTTCATGCTATCCGTTACCGTGTATTTCAAAGCCGATTCTTGGTCTTCGGTGTACTCTTGAGCCTCATCTATGACTAGTAAGTCGAAACCCTCACCCAAACCACCGGTGGATGTTCTCGTCCTAAATTGGATAATTCCACCAGTTTCAAAAAGTTCAATGCGTTCCTGGCCTTTAGCCCTAATGGAGTTAAAATCTTCACCATCGACTAATCCCATCGCTTCAATATAACTTTTCACTTTCTCAAAACTTGAGTGTGATGTTGAAATTCGGTGGGCAGTGTGCAAAATGCGTAAACCTTGAAACAGTGACCAAATTTCCTTTAGGTACACAACTTCCGTTTTACCATTACGCCTTGGAATTGCGTATCCGAATTTTTGGTGGGCCCAGTAGCCTCATCGTCAATCGCCATGAGTGGTTTTAATAGTTCAATCTGCCACTCGTACGCTTCATGTTTACTTTTACGATATAAGTCTGTTGCTTGTTCAAACAGTGTTTCATCATAATCACAATAAAAACTTACGGTAGGTACTTGCCTACCAAACTTTTTCTCAGCCATTACTACTCCTTTCTAAGAGCACCACGCTAACCCTTTCGGTGGGAGATATTGGATCACCGCCTTTACTTAGGACCAGGAACGATTTGGGCTTTTCCTTTCTTAGGATAATAAGTAATTACACATTTATCGTTTTGATGTCTGCGCCACACGTCCTGAGGCACATTCGGATAATCGTATTCACCTTGTAGGTTCCGACACCACTTGCATGCGTTTGCCTCAGCAATACGCACCACTTTAGCTTTTAAACCAGCGTTGCTGTGAAATTCAACGTTTTTCTTAATTGTGTCGTCTACTACCGCTTGTGTGAAATTGACAACAGGCTCTTTTAATATCCAAGCCACGTCATCGTAATTCAGCTCGTTTGCTAATCTTTGAATGATGCCTTCGATGCGTTCTGTTTGAATATCCGCACGTTGCCCCTTAATTCCGATGCCCGCAAGTTCATTTAATGTTTCTTGTACTGCGACTGCGTTATCCGCCACAATCTCATAATTGTTTTCCAACATAGGCACGATCACCTTTTGGCCGATATTGTAATAAAGGCGACCGTTTGGCAAAACGTCTGATGACAAATGTTCCGCAAATGCTTCAGCTAGTAAATCACCGGTAACGATTGAAAACTCGTTGGCATCAACGTAAGTAGCTAAACCGTCATTAGTCTTTTTAAGTAAGTTCTGTGCTTTCTGGCTTGTTCCAAACTTCTTCCGAAATGTCGCTTGTATCTTCTCCAGTAGTTCTACCGATATATCGACTGCCAACTTGTTCATCTCCTTCAATACCCAGTAAGTCTTTTAGGTTATTTACGCTAAAGTAATTTGGCACCGCTTGGTTAATCTTGATAATACCGTCACCAGCAGTTGATAACGCTGATAAGTCCGGCTCGAAGATTGGCTCCCACTTAGCTTTAGTTTCTGTAAATTGGTTACGTTTATAAGTTACACCATCACGCAAACAAGCTGACAAGAAACCAACATTCAAAAAACCACTACCGAAATTCCGTTGCGCTTTTCTAGCGGTAATTCGTAATGTTTCGTGGCTCGCTTTGATTGCTTCGGCTGATGATGGATTATCTGTGACGAAACCTAAGTCGTCCATAGTTAAACCAGTTTCACCAGCGAAACCACTAGCAGCGATTCTCAACTGTTCCATGAACGGCTGCATTGATGGTGTGTTGAATTGTCCAAGGGTTGGCTTGTCGCCGTCCTCATCTTTTGTAATTTCAAGCATTGCTGAAATAGATGCTTTCCACCCGTCCAATGGCTCTGCATCTTCTGATGTACCAACTGCATATTTTTGTGGGAATGAGTAAAATTCCGCTGTTACGTCTGAACGTTCTAGTGTTCGCTTAGCGTATGATTGCCAGTAAATAGCACCCCTAGTGATACGAGAACGACCAAACGGCCTAACTGCATCAGGTCTATGAATGATTGGCACTAGTAATGGTGCGGGCGCTGTGTGCGGATATTCAACCGCATCGCCATCTGTAATGATTGTGGTTTTAAACGCTTCAAAGTATGCTTCTACTTTAGCGTTGCCGTAAATATCACGTTCTAATACCGCGTAACCTTCTTTAAGCAAGCCAGTGATTGGATCAATGATTCCAGTTGCGTTGCTCGCTTCGATAACTTGAAGTTTTGGATATTCTTCGTCATCAATGATATACACAAATGAACACGATGCGATAAGTGCCGATAAGATAGCTGAATCGAATAGTGTATCAGGGTTGTTCATTTGGAAGATTTTGTTGATATTGAAGTTGTCGTTATCAAAATCTCTGAATGATAAACGGTCTGCCAAAGCATCCACCGCTTTTGAAGTCCACCCCACAGTTGATTGAAATCTGTTTCTAATCTGTAGTGGCATCGTGAAGCTTGTATGTGGCTCTTTGTATTTCATGTCATAATATCGGTATCTAGCATCTACACGTATCTTGTGGTCAGCTAGTTTCTTTCGTAAATAATCTAAACTTTCTTTTCCCAATTCATCACTCCTTTCGATATTGTATCCCCCGAGAAAAAATGTTCAGTACGGCATGAAGTCCTGAACCAAGGGGGTAGTAGGGTAGTAAGCCCCCTAAAGCTCTTACACGCCAAATACAAGCCAATCACGAGATTGTGGTAAGTTTCTGTTCCCTATTACCTTGCTTGCCTTTGCCATTGTTTCTTCGTTCTTAAATAATTTATCTGACTTCTGTCTGTTGCATGTTGAGTGCGTCAGTTGCAAGTTATTGATCGCACTTGGATGACCACCTTTAGAAACAGGAATGATATGGTCAATCGCTGGAGCCATTGGGTTTGGTGGTTTCAATGTGACATCCACTGGATACCCACACAATCCACAAATGTTTTGTGTCTTTAATATCCGCTTTCGATTCCGTTCGTATGCTGCTCTATGAGTACCGGTCTTATCTAAACGCATAGGGGTGGGTCTCCTTTCTAGTGGGTGGGTGTTGATGTTATTTTTATTACTCAAAACTACATAATATGAACAGAATAGCCGACTTACAAGACCTTCACTCCAAAGGGCTATGCGACACTTCCTATTGTACATTTTATGCAGTTTTCAATAAGCAAGGGAAGTCAGTTGATGATTAAATGTATGATTTATTTGAGCTGACTGTGCCTTGCTAATGTTCTAGGCTAGGATTTGCACCTAGCAACGATAATGATATTGTCCGCCTTTACAGCGTAGTCGCAACCATTTATCTTTTAAGTTAGTTGTGTTTATCTCAATAATCGCCCTAACTTAATATCGTCTACCTATTTCGCCACTAGAACTATATACTCGTCTTCATATAGAAAACCGAGGTGTTACCAATTTCCCCGTGCTGGGAATGATACTAGATAGCCTTGCAACTATCATGGTGGCTCGCTCCACTTAGTACCTGTTATATATCCACAGGAGGAACCTGCGTTTGCTTCAACATATTTCCGTATGATAAAGACTTTCCACTAAGGAGGTGGCTATGTGATATCTTGTTCTTACAAGAAAACATGTCTGCTATTACAAGTCGAATATCACAATATCAATATATATTATATTTAAGGGGCAAAAGTAACATGTTTAGTAACATTTCACATAATGCCTAACTTATTACCGATATTATTAACCAATTTCTCCCTAATCCTTAAGCACTGCATTTTGGAATAGCCAGACTCTAAAGCTACTCCATCCCACGTTAACGTTTGCGGTCTATCGAAATATCGTTTCTTAATTACACGCTGTTCGTCAATCCTTAATTCAAACAAACAATTCTTGATTACAAGCTGTTGCTCTTCCAACGCTCTCAATCGTTTATCCCGCTCTAGCGATATTACATAGCGTTCTGGAAACCCTGTATCATCATGACTAGAACTACCCCCTATATTTTCGTCTAGCTCTCTACGTGGATACATAAGCTCCTCACGTCTTAATTTGATCTCACGCTCATAGTCTGGATAGTCATATAGCAATTGTTCAATATATTTAAATGTTGCATTTGCCACTCAATCACTCCCTATCTGAATCGATTCGTTTTATTTTTCCTTTGTCGGTTATCAAAATCTTTTCTCATTTCAGCCATTTTCTTAGCGTGTTCATCGTGATACTTTTTGCTCTTCTTATATTCCTTAAAAAGAAAAACTCCAAATGATAGTGCTATAATCATATAGATAACTACTAATACAGACCCACCTACCAATATCCACGTTAAAATATTATTGGTTAATTCCATACCATTTCCTCCGTCTGTTCCGCTCTCTAGCTTGTTGGTATTCTTCAAACAGTGATAATAATTGTGTCAGTCTACTCATCTAGTCCCACACTTTCCACAATATTGGCAAGTTGTCAATTTTTCCTATTTATTGGCAATTGCTTTAATCTCATCAGGTTTAAAACCAGACCACGTTTTGAAATCTGTCACAACGATTGGTGCTTGCATGTATCCTAAAGATTTGGCTTGGTCGTAATATGTTTGGTTCACATCAATGTTACGTTCTTCAAATTCGATGTTCAACTCATCGAACAAACGTTTGGTAAAGTTACATTGCACGCAGTTGTCTTTTGAGTAAATAATTGGTTTATTCATAATTTAATCCCGTCCTTTTTATTTAAAACTAAGCAAATCACTGTTTACCTTCCTTGGTTGTTACAATCGCGTCATAGGTCATTATTCTGACACTACTTCAAAATCAGCATTGGTGTCGTTGATACCTAAGTCGTTCCATTCTTCTTTTGTCATCTTATATTTATAGAAGCTCTCCATATATTCAAAATCTCCGTATTCATCAACGCGTAGGTCATCGTCTTGTAAATTCCAGTACGATCTATCCCATTTATTATGAATTAATTCCCAACCTTTAATTTTAGCGTAGTAAAGTGGTTCTTGGTCTACTTCATATCCAAATTGAATAGCGTTAATAACGTTCGTAAAGTTTTCTGAAATATAAGTGAATTGGTCTTTATCAAAAAAACCATTATCTCGACGGTAATCATCATACCTACTGTAGTGATTGACTGAAAACATAACTTTGAGGATAAAGGTCTCCTTATCTCCAGCATATTTCATACTTCTACACCATTCATCAAACCATTGTGGTACTACTGGTTTATCAATTTCAATTTTCATTGTTAGTCCTCCTACTTTCTGTTTTCTCCACCATTTTCGTAAGTTGCCAATAAATCAGCAATTTTAGTTGGTTTTTTATCAGACCACCCAACCTCTGGGAAACTGTGATCATTAATCTTTTCAGCACGGTTGATCCCGATGGTGTGTGCATACCACGTCGTTTTTCTTTTCATCGGTGGGAACTTATATACGTATATATCACCATCAAAATCTCTAGCTAGGTAATTGAACCCATGTTCCAAGAAACCTTTCAACAAGAAGGTATTTTCATATTCTTCGCTTTTGTAAGTTATCGTGCCGTCTTTAGTGATGCTTTCTTCATCCCCACCAGCATGTTCAATCTCTTTCTCTTTCAATATTTCTAAGGTGTAAATTGCTTTCCCTAAATCTTCCACACGATCAACCTTATTCCGTCTTAAATACTTTTCAGCATGCGACTGCATAATCGCTCTGTATTGTTCAAAGGGATAGGTTAGATACCACTCTTCGAATAAGTCAATTTCTCCTGTTCGGTAGTGCTCTGGTTTAATGTTGTCTGTCATGCTAATTCCTCCTGCCCGAGTTTTAACAACTCTTTAAATATTGCTTCAAGAACGTCCACCACAATGCTATTCCCTGATTGGTGGTACAATGTACCGTTTAAGTAATTTTTACGTCTTGGGTGTGCTTTTTCTGCGTTATCAAAATCTTCATCGCTGAAGCCCATCAATCGCCAGCATTCACGTTCAGTTAACAAGCGATACTGCCCATTCCCAATGTCGATAACACCACTATTTGGACACCTCATTTGTTTAGTTGTAATTGTCCAAACATAATCTTTCACAGGCTTTAAACTTCTTGTTCCTGTCGCATTGATTTTAGCCAACATGCTTGGTTGAGTGATTGTGTATCTATCGTCAACTTCTTTCTCTAAAAATTCACTAACATCTCGCATCTTTTTAAATTCTAAATTATCGAAATTAAAGTATTCTCCACCTAAAATGCTAACTGTGAATATACGTTCTCTAGCTTGTGGAATACCAAAGTCTCTCGCGTCTAAAACTTCAAAACTGTTGGTGTATCCTAACGCTTCCATATCACGTAAGTAGTGATTAAATGCGGGTATCATCTTCTTCGATAAAACATTCTTTACGTTTTCCCAAATAACCACTTTTGGTTTCCAAATGCCTAGATTTTCAATGATTTTAATCGTTGAAAATAGTAAACTTGATCTTGTGCCATCTTCAATGTTCCCACCATATTGTTTACCAGCGATACTAAAGTCTTGGCAAGGACTACCATGCACCAAGATGTCAGGTTTTAAGTTATATCCAACTACTGATTCCGGCTTGTATCTATTGTCAAACATTGCATTATAGCTTCGTACTGCTTTCTCGTTCCATTCAACATAATCAATTGATTTGTGTTCCACGCCTAGGTTTACTAGTGCTTTTCTAGCCGCTCCTATACCGCCGAATAATTCTAATATTTTAATCATTTTCCGTTTTTTCCACCCTTTGAGTAAGTTTCCAATAATTCGGAAATATTAGTTGGTTCACCATCCAGCTCCTTTAAAATGTCGTTGCATAAACTTAATTTTCCTTGGGCTTCACGGTTGTTAGGCCTTTTATTCAAGCTAATTTCAGCACTCGCTGCACGTCTCTTTACATAGTTGTAAATCTCTGACAATTTTCTTTTCGTGGTTTCTAATTCAGCTTCAAGTGCGCGCACATCTACATTTTCTAGATATTCGTACTCATCACGCAAAGCTAACATTTCTTCCATTTCGACACGGATTACAGCATTTCTTAATTTTCGTGTTTCGTGCAAGGACATCTAACTCACCACCTCCGCTATATAACATTCCTTAATATCTTCAGCCTTGATAACCATTTCAGTTACGTGATTATTCTTATGTTCTGTCACGATAATATTTTCAGAATTATTTCTCAATTGTCGTGTCACATCTTCAAACGCTTGTTCGCCGTTAATATGAATATGACCAGACTCTCCTTTAATAACAGTTACCGTTTTGTACATTTATCTCGCTCCTTTGCCTGTTGCTGTTCAAAAATTGATTCGAATAAGTTGATTACTAGAATCCACACAAAGCTGCCAATTACGATCATTCCTGTGAGACCTGTTAGGATGATGATTAGGGATAATAGGTAGGTCATTCGGTTATCTCCATTGTTTTTGTTTGAAATCTAATTCGACTGGTGAAAGTTGAATACCATATTTTTCTTTCATAACAACGACTTCATTTCTAATTTCGTCTAACACTTGTTGGTCTTGCTTTCTTTCGGTGTCAGAAGTATAGGTTTTGTTTTGGGTATACGATTCTAAAGCGTGTTTAATAATTTGGGCTTTCTTGTAATACTTCATTCGTCTACCTCCAATTCAGCAATACGATCTAATAACGTTTGCTTTTCGTTTTTTTTCAATGTTAGATGTCCACATAGTTAGTCCTCCTTGGCTAAAGAAAGTCTAGCCTCGTAAAATTCTTCCTCTGTAATTTCTTCTAATTGATTAGCATATTCTCTTTCAGTCCATGGTGCGTTTGATTCAAAGTACACTATCCAGTCATCGTTTTGGAATTGGTTTTGCTTTTGACTTCTGCTATTTCTTAGGAAACCATAAGCGAATAAGATTGTCCTGATATCCATGTAATCATCTAACCCAAGCTCTTTTAGTTTCCCTTCGTATGCAGCGTTCAAAACTTTACCTGCTTTGTTGCTCAGTTTCACTTCGCCATTTTGTTTAAACAACTTTTTGTTTTCATCTTTTAATAAGCTGACATCCACCCTTAATTTAGGTGACATGTATATGTCTTTTAACTCTGGTTCTCCTAAAATTTCACTAACAAAGTCAATCATGGTATCCCAGTCTTTGTTCTGCTGCTCGTTCTTTTTAAGTGCTTTATGAAAATCGCTGTTTTCAATTGTTTTAAAATATTTCATAGTTAGTCCTCCACTCCGAAAATGTATTTCTTGATACGTTCTTCACCGACTGTTGAAATAGCTTGTTGGGCTTTTTCTTCGCTTTCAAAGTAGATACCGCCTTGTGTTTGTTTCTTGTACCAATATGCAGTGCTAACATTTTCGTTATCTGTCAGAATAATATTGCGGTTAGGTTTACCGTATTTAAAAGGTCTACTATACTTCCGTAACTCCGCTTCGACTTTTAGTTTTTCCACTGCAAATTCTGCTTGGTCTTTTGTGCGGAAAATGTTACCAATCTTTTGGCGGTTTATATCAAGATAATGTTTTTTGTAAAATGCACTGAACATACCGCCCTCGTCATCTATAAACCAGTACAAGTCACCATCTTGTGGAAACTCCTGTTCCTGCTGCACTTCCGCTTTCAATGCTTTAAGCCTCTCGTTAAATTCTGCTTCTAAAGCCTCAATTCTTTCTATTCTTTCTTGGATGTTCATAGTTAGTCCTCCACTCCGAAAATGTATTTCTTGATACGTTCTTCACCGACTGTTGAAATAGCTTGTTGGGCTTTTTCTTCGCTTTCAAAGTAGATACCGCCTTGTGAGCGACAAACATTTTTATACACAACCTCAATGTAATTATTGTCAGTATAGAAGAAAATATAATAGTTAAATTTCCCATTTTCAAACGGTCTACTGTACTTCCGAAGTTCAGCTTCGACTTTTAGTTTTTCAACTGCAAATTCAGCTTGTTCTTCGGTACGGAATACGTTGCCGATTGACAATCGACCTTGGTCATACTCGCTGTTATACCATTTCATACTCAATACCTCTGCATCATCATCAATATACCAACAATCATCGTATTTCTGTGGAAACTCCTGCTCCTTTTTAGATAGTTCTTCCAATTCAGCGATACGTTGTTTCAACGCTTTTAGTTCTTCCTGTAAATTCATTGTTAGTCCTCCACCGCAAACGCCCATAGTCGTTCGTCTAAGTTTTTGATTTCTTTTTCTGTGAATTGTTGTTTTACATCGTCGTGTTTGCCTGAAAACCAAACATAATGTCCGGCAGAAAAAGTTAAGTATCGTTGTGTTGTGGGCTCATAAATCCGATACAGTTTTTCGTCTTCCTCAACTTCATATCCGTTTACGATTGCACTTAGTAATTTCTTTTGACTTCCCTTGCCGTGATTAACCCAATTTTCGACTTTCAGGTCTAAATCATCAGCTTGCCAATAGCCATACAAAACGCTAATAGCCTCAAAGACACCTGTAGCAGTAACCTTCTCTTCAATCCACTTTGCAACATATGCTGGCACTTTTACCTTCTCGCTAGCAAAACTCCCTTGCTCGTATCCTGCACGTTCGCCGTCTTCGTAGATACTGTCGATTATGGATTGTGGGATATCATCAGCAGTTAACTCATCACGCTTGACATAATCACTTTCTAATAGCTCTTTTGCTTCATCGCTGTTAATAAGCACAGCGGACGGAATCCCACGATCACTACGGCTGATTTCTTCTAAGCGGTTGATTAAGTCGTCTAGGAATTTGTTTTTAGTCATTGTTTTTCCTCCTAAAATTAAAGTGTCCTACTTTGTGTCCAAGTAGTGTCCTACTTTGTGTACCACTTTTATAAAAAGCAGCCTTGATATATCAACAAGTGTCCTAGTTGTCCTACTTTTTAGGTGTCATACTTTTATATTTATATATATTTATTTATTTAATAATTAATTTTCTTTTTTTATTAAAATAAAAGAAAAAAGTAGTACAAGTAGTACATACCCTTATGTATCAAGGGTTTTAAAAAACTAAAGTAGGACAGAAAGTAGGACACTTTTCTAAAAAGTAGGACAGAAAGTAGGACACTTTTCTACCCTTCTTCTTTTACGTAATACCAAAATCGTTTACCAAATTTTTGAATTTTTTTATGCTCATATCCAAGTTCTTTCAATCTTTGCGTTAGCTAGTTTTACTAAATGGCTTCACGCCAATTCCACCGCAAAAATCTTTGTAATCTCTATAAATGCCATTATCTGGAACATTTGGGTCAATACCCACCTCATCTTCAAAAGCTAGAATAGAATCAGATTCTAAAATATAACTTTTCACGTTCGCGTCAATTGTTTCAGAAGTTGATATTTGCCCACCGTTATTTTTGATTCTAGTCAATCCAGCAAGTGCTAGGTTTAATAAATACTGCTTAGCGCCTTCTGTACTCAACTTCTCATCTATACTAAAATCAGCTTCTTTTACGACATTGTCACAAGGGATAATAATCAAACGTCTTGCAATCCCACCTGACTTGTCTTTGAAAGTTGGCATGTCGTTGGCCGTGAAGATTAATGTTGCTTTGTTCTTCATTCGGTATGGTGTAGCGTAAATTGGTCTAACTGTTAAAGTATTTCCTGAAGCCAATATTTTAAAATTTGAGCTGCTCTCTAAATAGTTTGCATCAATATCATCACCGATATTTACTAGGTTGCCTTCAAGCTCTACTACAGATGTCGGATCGTTAAAGTTTTCTAAACTGATGTTTGTACCTAAATCACCCACAAAACTATTCAGCATTTCCAAGAATGTAGACTTGCCATTCGCACCCTTCTCGCCAATAAAAAAGAAAACTTTGTGTGGAAATCCTTTTGACATTAGGATGTGACCCATCATATCTTCTACTACAGTTCTTAAATCCTTTCTGTCACAAGTTAAGAAGTCCAAGAAGTTATCTACATCTGCGTCATGTGCAGCAGGTTCATGTTCAACATCTAAATAATATGGCGTGAAAGTATCTACACTTCCTTCAAGTACTCGCTCACCTTCAATGTGGAAATTATTCTTTAACTGAATTGGAAAGTACTCTTCTTCAATTAGTTCAGCACGTTTCATAAATTGGTTCATTAACTCATTATCTTGCGAATGCTTTAATTCAATATATTGATCAATAGCTCTAAGTAACTTGTTATTGTCACTCAACCAATGATTACCATCTTTAAAATATAAGTTGTTGTTAAAAAGTTTAATATCCAATCGCTCTACTAAATATTTAGATGTAGCGATGATGTCTGACTTATCCAAAGTCGCTACATTGTTCTTACCCATGAATTTTTGGGAAAAAGTATAGTTTGTGTGAAATTCGTGTAAAGGTGTTTTAAGCGCTTCTTTTAATTTAACTTGATTATTCTTAGCCCACTCTTCGTTTCCTAGTGCTAACTTTTCACTAAACAAGTAAGCATCTGGGTACGATATTTCACCCAACAACGCTGCTCTCGCAATAACCCAAATCGCAGACAAGGCGTGTTCATAATCTTGTAAATTTTCTTTATCTTCATCTAAATAACGATCAAAAGCTTCTACTGCTTCTTCGTGCTTGATTGGTGCAACTTTCTTAGCTATGGCAGGTGTTTCTTTCTTCACTTCTTCTTTTTTGAACGTCACTTGACTCGTGTCCAACACATTATCGAAATTTATTTCAATGTACTCAGTGCCACCAAAGAATAATCTTGAGCTATCTTTATTGGCTTTATCGGCATTTGGAAACTTATCCATCAGCCATCTGTACATCATTTCAACTTGTTTGTTGTTTGTCATCGGCTTGTCTAAGAAAAATACTAATCTGAACCTATGCCAATCATCCGTGTGACTAAAAGTGCTATATAAGAAACTTGCGTTTTTTTGAACAAATTTATTTTGAAAAATTTCAGCAACGCTAGAATAGTTGCTACCTTCAGTTTTAAATTTTTTGGCTTTACCCTTTTCATCTTTAATTAGGTTTCCATTATCATCAAATCTTGTTTCACTGTTATCAAAATCTAAAGCAACAATTTGCTGGCTAGCCATGTTTTCTTTTTTACGTTCGCCATTCATCATTGCTAGAACCATTGTTTGCCCATTCGCACCCACCATTTCAGCCAACTCCTGTGGTGTCACAGAAGTTGCGAAATCTGAAATAGTATTGTTAATTTGAGGTACTTGCGCAGGTTCTGGCTTTCTTTTAAATGGTCTGTTATGTACCAGTAAGTTGTATGTCTGTGCCATTAATTACCCTGCTTTCTAGAATTATTTAGAACGGAATGTCTTCGTCCGATACCTCAATTTGATTACCAGCGCCAAAAGGATCGTCAGCATATTTTGCGAACACGTAGTTAGTGTAAGTTTTTGTTTTCGCTTTATTTTGAGATTTTGATACCTCTAAAATAAATTGACTACCTTTTGCTTCTTGGTCGTTAAATGCTTGACCCAATGAAATCATATCTTCCCAGTCGTCTTCCTCAAGTGTTACACCAGTCGCAAACGCTAATTGAGAGATATATTTGATATTGGTTGTTAATAAGTTAGGGTATTTTTCATAAAGTTTGTATGGATTACCTTTTTCATCTTTTGCTACAAAATCAGGATCTAAGTTAATATTGATAAATTCGTGTTGCCCTACGTTGTCGCCTGCAATCACTTCGCAATCTAGTGCGATACATTCATAACCGCTATCGTATACGTGGAATTTAATCGAATTAAGTACTACATCGAATTCACCTTCAGGAAGACCTTGTGCTTCTTGTTGCGATGCGTTGTCTGTTTGAGGGTTGAAGTTTTCTAAAGTTTGGTTTGCTAAATCTTTTAATGACATATTTTTTATCTCCTTTTAAATTAAACTTGTGGACGTGGACGGTTACGGACAACACCTTGTGTGTTATTTGTCGGTGCAGGCGCGTTGATTGGTTCTGGTGTTGGTTCAGGTTCTTTTGTCGCCTCAGGTGCTACCTCAACAACTTTTTCTTCGATTTCTTGGTCTAATTTCTTAACAATTTCATCTTGTTTCGCTTTATCAACTTTGCGTGTTTTTTCAAAAGCATTTGTAACTGTGTCTAGAATAGTTAAGATGCGTTGGTCAGCAATCTGATCGCGTTGGTAGTTTTTACGTTTTTCTTTTGCAATTCGAATATAGTTTTTACCGACTTTTTTAGCTTGAATCATGTAGTCGCAATTTCCATTAACAATATTGACGTGCTTTGTTTTCAGTGAAGGAATTTCATAAGTTACGTTATTCTCTTCTCGTGTAGAAATACGGCTAACATATACAACATTGATAGGTAGTGCTTTTAACTCAATCACCAGTTGTTGGAAGATATTGCTAAAGGCTGCATAACCTTTTCCATATCCAATATCACCGATTGTTTCAACACCCTCACGGTCACAGATATATTGCTCAATCATGACAACAATGTCATCAATTACATCTAGTACTACTGTTTCATAAGTGTGTTTTGTTGTTTGCAACTCGGTAATAATTTCATCAAATTGGTCAACTACAGAACGCTCAATCTTTCCAGACTTGCCTCGAATGTTACGAAGTTGAACGCTTGGATATGGATTTGCAGAAGCATTACCGTCTGTATCTAGAAACAATGGATTAGGAAACTCACTTGCTAGATATGATTTTCCGTTCATGGTTGCACCGTAAATGAAGAAATTCTTAGGTGTATCAACTGTTTTTTGTGGTTTGTTTGGTGGTAAAATACTCATTTAAATAATTCCTTTCTTAAAAGCCGTTTTCCAATACAGATTTACTATTTGTAAATTCTTCTTCAATTGTTACTTCGTAATATTTGCCATAGTCTTTATGATTCTTGGTTTCAATTTGGCTCTTAATTACTTCGCCTTTTGTTTCGTTTTTTACAGTTTCAACCAAGTTGTTAGCTTCAACTTCTTGGCTAGCGAAATATTTATTAACGGTCTTTAGATTTACTTTCATTATTTAACCTCCTTGGGTTCTGAAATCTTTACGTATCCTTTTTTCTCGGACTCAACAACATACGCTGCATACAAATCAGGATGCTCTTCTTTAAATTTCTTGCTATCAAAACGGCTTTGCTTACTTGGCAACACTCGAGTGATCATGATAAAAGGTGCTTCGATTTTTTTGATATCATCTTGTGTCATAACTTCATACAGCTTTTCTTTAATTTCTTTCTCACGTTCCTCAAACGCCTTAACCTGCGCTTTCCTTTCTAATAATTGAGGCGCTATCGATTTCAATTCCATTAATTGTGCTTCTAGCTCACTTCCAAATGAGAAATATTCTGTTTCGGTCATCTCTGGATTGTCTTTCAAGAATTCACATCTAATCCAAAATGTTTCGATTGCAGACTGAATTTTATTAATCAACTCATCATCACGCTCAATTTCTTTGATGACTAAACGGCTTGCATCAAATTCAGTATCAAAATCAGAAGGTCTTTCATATAGTGCCAACCAACCTGCATCGCAACCGATTTGAGCCATGTAAAGTTGCATTTGCACTTCGTAAACTCGTTGGTCGTAGTTTTTACCGTGCGTTTTTATTTCTAGTAAAATATTAAATTCTTTATCAATGCCATCAACATTGCTGCGAATTGCTTTTTCTTCGTCAATATATGTATCAACTACGAAGTTCATATTATTTTTGGCATTAATGTACTCTCTTATCTGTGGTTCTAGTTGGTTACCAAAGACAATATAAGGATTACTTACATACTCACGTTTTTTTAGTCCAGTTTTTTCAAGTGCTAACTCGTACTGGTTCTTATATTTACTAAGCCCTAAAATTACTGGCACGTCTGAACCACCAACATAAATGTTTCGGTTCTCAGTGACATTTGTGTCTTGCTTTTGAAGTCCGAAACCTTTAAATTCTTCTGTCATCATTTCACTCCCAACTTTGTTTCAAGATAAAGTTTTTTGTCAAAGTCTTGTTTGTTGGCCAAAGCACCCCAAACATTTTCTTCAATTGTTTCACTGGTACTGAATTTAAAAACAGTTACTTTTTTATTTTGTCCATTTCTATGAGTACGCCCTAAAGACTGAGCATAATCTTGAAAGCTGAATGTAGGCGTGTAATAAACTACGATATTCGCATACTGCAGTTCTATCCCAGCGCTACCTGCCATGTATTGCACCAAAGTCACACTGTTCTTAAGTTCGCCCCAATCAATCTTGTGTGGGATTTGTTGACGTTTCCCATTCACTTCGAAAACTGTTTTATCTTTTGCGATTTCTTTGATTGCATCAAGTTCTGAATTGTAATTGTAGAAGATTACGATATTGTTATCCGTGCCTTCAAAAAGCATTTGCAGATAAGCTAACTTCTCATCTGTATTTGCGTGTTCTCTAAGTCCGTGTGTTAGACTCGATGGATTGTCATACGCTTTGTCATTTAACACACGATCTTTAGCGATAATCTTGTATTCTTTTGATGCTTTGAATTTGATTGTTCTAAAGATAATTGGTGGCAGGTCTAGCACATCATCTTTCTTGATACTTACAGCAATTGACTTGTACCAGCTAAGTAACTTTCCTTGATCTTTATAATCAATAACTTGGTTAATCATTCTTTGGCCAAAAAACTTCTGTTCCCAAATTCCGTACTGTTTATTGAATTGGGTTTTGTTTTGAACAAATCCAAACATTATAAAGTAATTGATCATGTCTCCAATATCATTGCTCGCAGGTGTACCACTTAATAGAAGGAAGTTACTCGACAACTTCGTCAATTGATACGCTGCTTTCCCGCGCTGGCTGGTAGGATTCTTGACATAGTGGCATTCATCAAACACAACATAGTAGCTTTTGTATAACTTCCAATTCTTTGAAAGAACACCATAACTCAACATTTTGTAATCAATTTCAATGCCATAAGTTTTTGAAACTAAGTCTATCTCTGTATCCCAACCACCTTCTTTAATCTTTGCAGGTGGTGCAACTATCAATAGTGGTTCACCTTTGTTAAATTTTAAATAGTGATGAATAGCCATCATTGTCTTACCTGTACCCACATCACTCGCTATCAAGAAATTAGGTTTCGAATTATCAACAATTTTCTTTTGAAAGTCATATAACATTGAATCTTGATAATTCTGATTTGACTTCGTCAATTGACTTGGCAACAAAGGCAACACCTCCAGCATTCTGTATTTTTTTGATTTGAAATTTCTGTAGTTCCGAAACAACTCCACCACTTGGTTTCTTGACCTCTATAGCTACAAAGTACCCATTAACACAAGCTAATATGTCAGGTGTCCCTGCAGGTACTGAACCACCCAAAGTCTTAATCCAATAAGCACCTAAATTGTCTAGATACCGCTTTATTTGTGTTTCTACTCGTTTTTCTGGAAGCATTATATGTTATAATCTCCTTAACTAAAGTTTTACTTTTTCAGACTCTGTTGACGCAGGGTCTTTTTCTATGTCTTGAATCACAATGTTGTATCGTTTGCCGTTGTAGATTGCAAAATGACTTTTGAAATCTTCATATCCAAAGCTATCTACAACTACTTCATCGGAACCTTGATATTTAGTGCCAGTTAAGATTTTAAAAGCCTGTAGGATGCGTTCCTGTTCCTTTATGTTCAATGTTTCCACCACCTTCCAATAATTCTTCTATAGTAATGTCAAACCCTTTCGCAATCTTTAAGACTGTTTCTTCAGCGACAAAACTTCCTTCGCCGTTTAAAATTTTAGTAAGCCCTGAGCTTGATACACCGCTCAATTGATGTAGGTGGTATTTCGTCATATCGTGCGCTCTGAGCAGTTCTGCGAGTCGTATCGATAAATCACACTCGATACCCGAATCTTCTATTTCAAAGGCTACTCTCGTACCCCACGGGCGTTTGCCATCCGCTACATATCTGCTAGCTCTAGTCATCCAAGTAAATTGCCTTTGATCAATTTCTAATCTTTCTAAAAGTTCTCTTTTGGTTCCTAAGTCGATGAAATTATCGCCTGCGTAAACTGCGTACTCTCTAAAGAATCTCTGCTTCATAACTTTCACTGCCGTAATCTTTATAGAATTCGGGGTCATATTTGACCGTTTCGATGGCGTCTTCGGCGCTACGTGCTGGTACGGTGTGTGTTGTAGTTACATAGACTTTGTAATCGAGATCACGTTCTTCATCTGGATAAAACTGCTGTTCATTTTTGTCGTAATAAAAGTCCATATTACAAACTCCCTCCTCTCAGCCATGACCAAGCTTTGTCGTGTTTGATACGGTAAATGGTTGAAGTGTGTACACTATATTTTTCAGCCAATTCCTTAACTGTTACACCTTCATTTAACAAATCTCTAATGTCTAACACATTCTCATTAGAAAGTTTATTAGTTGGGTTTTTCGTTCCTTTTGGAACTTCCCAAAGACCTTTTTTTATAGCGTGTTCCATGTTTTCTTTAGAAGTTACCCATTCTAAATTTTTTAAGTCGTTATTGTGCTTATTCCCATCAATATGATTTACCTGTGGCTTATTATTAATATTTGGTATAAAAGCTTTAGCTACTAATCTATGAATCTTGTTCTTTTTTCTTTTATCGTTTTTACATAAACTAACCCATAAATATCCATTATAATTTTGGTGCGGTTTTAGTATTTTACCTTCTCTGAATCTAACAAGTCCGTTCTTGCATGTTTCTGTTCTGTCATTAGATTTCACTCGACCATAACTACTTATTTGGTATAGATTTTCATATCCTTCAATTGGTTTCCAAATCTCGTCAAAATCGTATGTTCCTTCCATTGTTTCACCACCTTCAACTGTAATTCCTCGCCTTTATTTCAAAGAATCTTCTTACCATCACTTCTTCAACTTCCGCATGCTTAACTAACAAACTTGCATCTTTTAAACGTTCTAAATTCCCAGTCTGAATATACTTTTCTAATTTCACCTTCGCTTGCTCTGCGTACTGCTTACTCGTCAATCTCATAATCGTCGGCTCTAAACATTTTCCAGAATCCTAAGATTGCGATTAACAACCAACCTAAAGCCCAAAAGATATCTTTATCGAATTCGGTTGTCATCAGTATCATCAGTGCTGCGATTGCTGTGATGATTGACCAGCCTGCGATTTTCGTGTCTTGTGTCATGTTGTCATCTCCTGTATTTGTTTTCTTCTTTCCACACTAAGAATTTTAGGAAAGTGTCATAGTTTACTAATGTAATACTATGTCCAGGCTTTAAAACACCTTTTTGAAATTGTGGAAGGTTTTCCATTTCTGTTGTGTATTTTTTGATCGTCGCAAGTGATAAACCGACGAATAATTCTGTAAGTGATATTTGTCTGTACCAGATACCTGTGTCTACTTTTTCTTTAATTTCTATTTGCAATTTGATCACCAACTTCAATTAAAGGTAGGATATTTTCATCTTTTAACAATTCGCCCACCGTTTTCCTTGTTTGATTTTATAAATAGCCGACTTAGATACACCAAACTTATTTGCAAGTGTTTCTACTTTTTTGGTACTTTTTCTAATTGTAAGAACGTTTTCTTTTGTGAGTTTAGCCATTGTATTCTTTTCTCCCACTTGATCTTTTGGTTCCCTTAGACCTGTTTCGAAAGCGTGTATAGCATTTTCGCTAGTAGTAACCCACTCTAAGTTATTGACACAGTTATTTGTTTTATCCCCATCGATATGATTAACTTCAGGCTTGTTGTGAGGGTTTGGAATAAATGTTTCAGCAACTAGTCGGTGAACAGCTACCCCTGTCTGGACTCCACCCTTCAATAATCCAACGTATAAATATCCTTTTCCTCGCACTTGAGGCTTTAACACCTTCATTTTTCTTAGTTTGCCAGCTCTATCTAAATATGAAGGACTCACGACCGTTCCTGCTGTTGATACACAATAATAATTATCGTATTGTTCTTTGTTATTAATGACTTTGAAACCTAATTCTAGTTCGTTCATTTTTTATACCTCCTCTAAACTTTTCTCTTTAGGAAATCCCGTTTTATGCAACTTTTTTTCGAAAAAAATTTCGGCACCTTCTTGCGGAGTCATCTCTAACACCGTGTATAAAGCTTGAATAGTTGGATAAGATGGACCATGAGTACCATTAGCTACATTACTAATGGTGGATTGATTTAGCGTTATCCCCTTATCTTTAGCTTCTTTTTCAAGTGATTTATAAGTGTGCCCTTTAGATCTAATAAGGCCTTTCAATTTATCTCCATTCACTAACATGTCATTACCTCCTTTCTTTAACTTGATTTAAGTATATCCCGTTTTATGCAACTTTGCAAGCATAAAATGCAACTTTTATATTTTTTTGTCAAAGTTTTGTTGCACAAAAAGAAACCCTACTATATAATAGAAGATATACAGGAGGTGAGAAAAAAATGAGTTTTGGAGAGAGATTACAGCACGCCAGAGAAATAAGTGGACTAACATTAGATGAAGTGGCTAGAAAAGTAGGTAAGTCAAAAAGTACTGTACAGAGATATGAAAGCGGACAAGTTAGCAAATTAGACAATGAGATAATAGGTAACTTGGCTGATGCTGTTAATGTATCGCCTATATATTTAATGGGGTGGACAAATGTCGCCGAATTACCTATAACAGTCACTAGAATTCCTTTGCTTGGAACAATAGCACTTGGTGACCCAATCACCGCTGAACAGAATGTGGATGAATATAAACAACGTATATCTGAAGATTTACCAAAAGGAGATTTATTTTATCTTAAATGTAAGGGAGATTCAATGAGCCCTCTTATACAAGATGGTGCTTTAGCATTATGTCGAGTACAAGATGATGTTGAAAATGGTGAAATCGCTGCTGTTTTAGTCAACGGTGACACGGAAGCTACCTTAAAAAGAGTTAAGAAGATTGGTAGCGAAATATTATTACAACCTGAAAATAATGATTACGAACCTATCATCATAAATAAAAACAACCCAGCTCGTATTATTGGCAAGGTTGTCGAAGTAAGTTTTAAATTATAGTTTAAAGCCCTACCAGTCAGTTAGATTGGTAGGACGTTTATTGGTTAAATAAAATATATCATATATTGGAGGATTTTAATATGAAGAAATTACTTTTATTGGGTATGTCAGCATTTGTTTTGGTAGCTTGTGGAAACGGTTCAAGTGAAACCGCTGCAAATACTGAATCAAGCGAAGCGCAACCATCTACCGAGCAAATAGACTCAACTAAAAATGACTCATCAAAAGAAGAAGGGGCAACTGATAGCAATCAAGGAAAACGTTCTAACCCTTACACGCTCGCTGATACATTTGAAATGGATGTACAATATTCTGATCCCGATTCTGATGATTACACACCAATTGATGGCCGTATTAAAATCACTTTCAACAATGTAATAACTGGACAAGAAGCTCAAGACTTCCTAACGTCTGAAAATGAGTTTAATGACCAAGCACCAGAAGGGTTCCAATGGTTGGTGTTTGATACAAGTGTAGAATTACTTGAAGGTTCAGAAGACGTACCTTTTAATCTTTTCTTAACTGAACAAATCTACGACGCTGACGGTTCAAGTGTGGATAATTCAGAACATATGGCATTCAGCAACAATCAATTAAGTGACCAATCAATCTTCCCTGGAGCTACTGCTCAAGGTAATATCGTGTTACTAGTACCAGAAGATACAACTGGCGCGCTAATGGAAATGTCTTATCTAGGTGGCGGCGACACAGTCTATATTGATTTATCAGAGTAAGAATAAAAAACACCCCACTCTCTACTTTGGCCGGTCGAAGAGTGAGGCAATCTGAAGTTTAACAAAATGCACTATGTGTGCTTTTTGTGTACCTATATTTTAGCACGAAAGGAGTTGAAAATCCATGTGGATGGAAGAATTGGAAAACGGGAAATTTAAATACACAGAATCATATACAGACCCTTACACCGAAAAACGCAAGTATAAGTCCGTCACTTTGACAAGTAAGTCCAAACAAGCTGAAAGAAAGGCTAGGCAGATACTTGACGATAAAATTGTCACTGTTTTAAATACTAAAAAAGGCACATCTATGCCTTTGAATCAACTCATGGCAGAATGGTACCCACTGCACCTTAAAACGCTTAGAAATGGTAGTATTCGAACACACAACGCAATTAAATCTAAAATAGAAGAAACTATTGATATGGATATTTTAGTCAATAATCTAGATAGTAGATATTTGCAAAACTGGGTTAATGGTTTGGAAAATTATTCTTATGGGTATACTAAATCCGTAAAAAATATGCTAGGTCAATTGCTGAAGTACGCAGTGGATATGTCGATAATCGAATACTCACCGATGGAAAACGTAAAACTTGTGAAGCAACCTCAAACGCTAGATGATCTAAATAAGATTGGTGCTAAGTATTTTGAAAAAGAACAAGCGGAAGCAATCATCAGCTACTTAAATCAGCATAAGAAAACTGGTAGACTTTCAAGACTTGCTGAGTTTATGTATCTAACCGGTTGCCGAATTGGTGAAGCGATTATCTTAAAAGAATCGGACTTTGATTTTAATCGAAAAACCGTTAAGCTGCACGGTACAATTGATACTAATAACGGGTATAAACACGCAACCAAAGGCTTGCCAAAGACATCAAAATCTTATCGTGAGATTGGTCTAACAGATAGATGTGTGGATTTAGTCAAACAAAGAATTATGGAAATGAAATTAGATAGCCTTGAAAGTGGCAATCAAGACGGCTATATTTTTTCAACGGCAAGCGGAACACCAATCCAAGTGACATCCTTCAATAATTCACTAAAACGCGCAGGCGCTAAATTAGGATATCCAAATAGCGAAAGTTTCTCATCTCATTATTTTAGACATACCCACGTATCACTACTTGCTGAAAATAACGTACCTTTGAAAGCTATCATGGAGCGTGTGGGACACTCTGACAGCAAGATGACTACTGAGATATATACCCACGTAACCAAGAAAATGGAATCGAATATCACGGATAAGCTAGAAAACTTAGGCTTGTAA